CTTCGCCCTACGGGTTCCGTCCCGTGGGCACGCTGACGGGCCCGTACAACGCACAGTTTCGCAAGGTTAAGATCGCGTCCGCCTATGGCACGTCGATCTTTTCTGGAGATCTGGTTAAGTGCGAAACCACGGGCACCGTCATTCTTGAGAATGGCACTTCCACGGCTCTCCCCGTGGGTGTGTTTATGGGTTGCGAATACACCAACCCGATCACTGGTCAGAAGCTCCAGTCCCCGTACTGGCCCGCTTCGACTGTCGCCGCCGACGCTTATGCGTTTGTCTTCGACAATCCGTTCGGTGTCCTTCAGGTACAGGCCAACGGCGCTATTGCGCAGGCTGACCTCTTCGAAAACATTGCCATCAGCACGTATGTCGCTGGCGATGCGAAGTTCGGTCTGAGCAAGGTCACCGTTGACGCTGCCACCAACGCCATTACCAACACCCTCCCGCTCAAGATCATCGGCTTTGTCGATGGCCCTGACTCGGCTCCGGGTGATGCGTTCACTGACATCCTTGTCACCTACAACAGCACTGCCGGTCACGCATACATGCGTGTTCTGGGCGTGTAAGGGGGGGCTTTAGTTATGGCTGTAATGACCAGAGCCCAACAGCTCAAAGAGCTGGTCCCGGGCCTGAATGCCCTTTTTGGGCTTGAGTACAAGCGCTACGAAAACGAACATGTCGAGATCTACGACAGTGAAACGTCGGAGCGTTCGTTTGAAGAAGAAGTGAAGCTGGTTGGCTTCGGCACCGCACCCGTCAAGGGTGAAGGTGACTCGATCTCGTGGGATGTTGGTGGTGAAGCTTGGACGGCTCGCTACAACCACGAGACCATCGCTATGGGCTTTTCCATCACGGAAGAGGCCATTGAGGACAATCTGTACGAGTCGCTCTCGGCTCGCTACACGAAGGCCCTTGCTCGTGCGATGAGCTACACCAAGCAGGTCAAGGCGGCGTTCCCGATGAACAACGGGTTCTCCGGCTACACGACCGGCGACGGCGTCAGCCTCTTCAACACGTCCCACCCTCTCGCCAACGGCCAGACGAACTCGAATCGTCCGACGGTTGGCGCGGATCTGAATGAAACCAGCCTTGAAGCTGCAACCATCCAGATCGCGGCGTGGAAGGATGAGCGTGGTCTTCTGCTTGCGGCACGCCCCGTCAAGCTGATTATCCCGCCCGCCTACATGTTCGTGGCCAAGCGCATTCTCGATTCGGATCTCCGCGTCGGCACCTCCGACAACGACCTGAACGCGCTGCGCGCTCTTGGCACGATCCCGCAGGGCTACCGCGTGAACCACTTCCTGACCGACACGAATGCTTGGTTCCTCAAGACCGACATTCCAAACGGCGCGAAGATGTTCCAGCGCGTGGCTATGAAGACTGCGATGGAAGGCGACTTCAATACCGGCAACGTGAAGTACAAGGCACGCGAGCGCTACAGCTTCGGCTTCAGCGACCCGCTTGGCTTCTACGGCTCGCCGGGCTCCAACTAAAAGTATGGGGCGACAGAAAACTGTCGCCCCTTGCTCCGTTGATGGCTGCGAAAGCCCCAAGATAAAGAATGGTTACTGCAACGCTCACAACCTCAGGTTCAGGCGTTATGGCGACCCGCTGGCCCCCAAGAAAAGGGCCGAGAACTGCTCAAGCGATGAAGAGCGCAAGGCCCGTCGCAAGGCAGCAAAACACGCGCACTACCTGAAAAACAAGGCGCTGTACGCCGCGCGGTCAAGAAGGTGGCGCGAGAATAACCCCGAGGCCGTTGCTGAGAGCCGGGCCCGGTACCGTCAGAATGAAGAGTCCGCCAAGCGGCTCCGCGCTGCAAGAAAGGCGTGGCGCGAAAGAAATTCTGCCTATGAGCGCAAGAGACACGCGGCATACAAGGCGGCGAATAGGGACAAGGTAAGATCCTACAGGGCAATCAGACGAGCGTCCATTCTACAGGCGAAGCCGCCGTGGCTCACGAAAGAGCAGAAGCGAGAGATCGCCGCGGTGTACAGGGAGGCCATAAGGCTCTCCGAAGAGACCGGGGTTCTGCACCACGTTGACCACATCGTGCCGCTCAGGGGTGGCACAGTTTGTGGTTTGCATGTACCTTGGAACTTGCGGGCTATCCCCGCACATGAAAACCAGAGAAGGCCCCGTGTTTGGCGGGGAGAGGAACAGGATGCCAAAGACACCAGCGTGGCAACGCAAGGAAGGCAAGAACCCGGAGGGCGGCCTGAACGAGAAGGGCAGAGCCTCCTACAACAGGGCTAATCCCGGCAAGCCGGGACTGAAACCCCCTCAGCCTGAGGGCGGCTCGCGTCGCGACAGCTTCTGTGCCAGAATGAAAGGCATGAAGGAGAAGCTCACGTCAGAGAAGACGGCGAACGATCCTGATTCGCGCATCAACAAAAGCCTCCGAGCGTGGAAGTGTTAGATGAAAAAGTCCAGCCCCAAGCCAAGCAACCCGGAACTCTGGTCCAAGGTCAAGGCTCAGGCCAAGGAAAAGTTTGATGTTTACCCTTCGGCCTATGCCAATGCGTGGGCCTCGAAGGAGTACAAGAAGAAGGGCGGAGGTTGGTCCGGCCCTGACAACAGAGTCAAAAAGAATGGCTAAGGGCGGTCTCGGCAAGTGGTTTGGCGAGAAGTGGGTTGATGTGAAGACCGGCGAGGAGTGCGGTCGGAGCGGGAAAGAGAAGTCATCTCGCGCATACCCTGCATGCCGCCCCGCAGCCGCAGCATCCAAGATGACCTCTTCGGAGAAGTCATCCATATCAAGCCGGAAGACAGGCCCAGAGAGAAAGTCTTGGCCAGTCTCACCATCAGGAAAGCGAAAGGGCTAACAATGAATTATGTCAAAATCGGTCTCGATCTCTTGATTCAGGCCCTCAACTATTTCCCGGGCTGGAAGACGAAGGTTGGTGCAGTGCTCCAGCTCATCGGCACCCTGCTGGTTTTCTTCAATTCGTACCTGACGGCCTTGGCCGGGTTCGAGATCCCGCAGGACATCGTCATCGCGGTGAACGCCGCTGCCGCAACACTTGTGGCCGTTGGTGCCGCAAACCAGCCCGGCAATATCAAGCAGGATTAACTCATTAAAGATAATTATCTTTTCAGGCCAGAAATGGCTTGTGATAACGCCTGTGCAGCAGGAGTTGTGACATGAGCTTTCTTGGCGCAAGTAATCTTGTTTGGTTCTGGCGTGCAATCTTTTTCGTTATCGCGGTCTTCTTCCTTGTGTGGCTGGTCGGCAGGGTTGAGTTGTCCTACAGCGTGAAGCCGCTTGAGGAAAAGGTTGCTGGGTATCAAAAGATGTTTCGCGATGAGCGAGATGCCAGACGCAGGGTAGAGTCCCGCATGCGTCAGGTTCAGAAAGAGCTGGATTTGATGTATTCTGAAATTCAGAAAAGATCTAAAGATGCTGTCAAAAAGGCCACCGTTATGGTTCCTAGCAATCCTAATTGCAGCTACAACAATGATCTTGTCGGGGTGCTCAACACCGCAAGAGGTTACAGCAACTAGCTGTCCTTCATCCCCGTCTCTGCTGTCAGGGGCCCCGAAGCTTCGAAAGCTGGTGGGCCCTATGACACAGCCTCAGGTCATTGAGGCTTGGATCGGGGATATTGAGCAGTACAATCTGGTCGCCTCTCGGTACAACCTAACCCTGCAATGGCTTCATGAGCAGTGCGGGTGGCCAAAACCAATAGAGGTGCCAAGTGAAGGCAACGCAGATTCTGGCGTGGCTGCGCCGTGATTTCTACCGCTTCGCGGGCGATGAGCATATGGACATCATCGAGTCCAGCGACAACAGGGTCCGTCTGAAGCTCTACAGCGATGTCAATCAATACAGTCTTCATGTAACTGTTGACGGCGACAATTCATATCTCGGTGCCGTGGGGGCAAGTCGCAAGCCCCGCGCAGGCGAGTCCCACACCCGTGGCAACGATCTTTCTTCCGGCACCCTCTCAGAAGAGACTTGGGACCGGATCAAGAATGACATCATCAGCTTCGAGCTGGTCCGAATTCGAAAAAGAACCCCTAGCAACCCCTCCCGCTGACTGGCTAGGCAGACCTCACAAGACAGCGGGTTGTATGTGAAAGGAAACTAAAATGAGCTTCTCGACTTTCTCCGGCCCAATTCGCGCCGGAACCATCAAGGACGGCCCAAGCAGCAATGCTGGCCTTGTTGTTCTCGGCCAAGTCAAGGTCGTGAACTTCAATGATGCCGACAACTCTGTTGGCGCAAGGATCCCCGCTGGCGCTCTCATTGTTCGCTGCCATTTCACCACGACCACGACCTTCACGGCGGCGACAACCATCACCCTGAGCATCGGTGGCACGGCGATCAGCTCGGCTGTGACCGTCACGACGGGTGGCCATTACGCCATCGCCACTACCCAGTCTCAGGCCGTCGGCCAGCTTCTCAACGTCGGCTCGTCCGATGTTGATGTCACCTACACGGTCGCTGAGGGTGCTTCGTCTGCCGGTCAGGGCTACCTGACTGTTGAGTATATCCAGCGCGCCGAAAATCGCTCAACCACCCCGGCGAATTAATTGAGTGATATAAGGGACAGAACATGAGCAGCTACGCACCGCTTACCGATACTAACACCGGCAGAGTCTCTCACTGGAACGCCACTGAGGCCGCTGCTCATGTCAATGCCCGCAATATCGGCGCAAGGTTTCGCGAGACGTTTGAGGCTTGGCCATCTGAAGAGTGGTCCTCAACTGTCAGTGGCGGCGATATTATTACCATTGACGGTAACGCAATGGGGGCCTCCTACCTTGTTATATCGGTAGATCCCCTCACTGCGGGGACGGAGACATTCATCGACACGATTGACTCGTTCAAGATGCCAGTCGAGATTGCCGTTGGCGCCCATTTGTCGCAGCAGATCTGGGGCTCTGATTGCAGCATCGAGCTGATTGATCGTGAGTTTGTTGAGAATGTGACAGATCTGGAGATCTCCAGCATCACACAATCAACGACAACCCTTACTGTTGACACGGTACTTCCGCACGGGCTGGCGGTTGGTAAGCGCATCGGCATCAAGGGATGCTCCAACCCACTTGTTAACTTCCCCTCCATCACTGTCGCCACAATTCCGTCTCCGACTCGATTCACGGCGACAGGCGGCCCGAACAGCACCATCACATCCCAGACAGTCACGAACCCCGCTGGCGCAAAGGGCTTTGTTTATTTCAGGCCAGCGCTCTCCAGAAGCCGCAACGGCACGGCCCTTCACTTTGAGGGCAACGCAGCGACTCTCGGGTTCTTCTACGCAAGAGCCTCCGCAGGAGACGCCATCCCATTCGCTGCTGGCTCAGGCAACGCCCTCAACGCTCGCCAAGCGACGACAATCGGCACAACCGCGTCAGTTGCGCTAGCCGGTACGGCGCCATTCACATATAGCTGGGTGCCGACAAACGAGTACCGCTTGACCCTGATGGCTGACAGGCTTCAGTGGTCAGACGTAGTCATTGATTCGCTTGCAGCCTCAACCAACAGGGTTCTGAGATCGCAGGTCGTGCCGAACCCGGCAAAAAATTACTTCCTTCGCCTGAAGGCGACAACGGATGCTTCAGCGACTATCCCTGTCGGCCAGATAAAGTCAGTATCAAAGTCTGGCTCTACGACTGCGACAGTGACTATGGACCGACCGCACGGGCTCGCAACTGGCGACTTGGTAGTTGGATATGGTGTGAGGGATATTGGCACCGGTTTCTACCCTTCCTTGACAACGGCTGTTGCGGTCACTGTTACTGCCCCAGACACCTTCACTGTCGTATGGGGCACATCGGCAACCAACACTAGCTACGGCGGCTTTATCTCCAAGGTAAACGGCTCATGTCCTCAGGGTGGCGCCCTGTCGCAGTCGATCCAGAGTGCCGTCAAGACAACGCTTGCGGACGGGCAGCACCAGATTGTCCTTGTCGGTAGCGCAAACTGGGCTGGTGTCCTTATCGGCGACTACGTCAACATTGTTGGGTGCCGCAATATTGCAAGCCTTGGGGAAACAAGTGTTGGCATTGATGGCGCGTGGAAGGTTGCGGACGTCTCGACTACCAACCTGACGCTCGTCAATATCCCGGGCTACTCCCCGGTCGTTTCTGATTTCGCTCTTGTGAACTGCGGCGGTGGTGTCATCAAGCGCACCGACTTCCGCGTCAGCTACGTTCGCATCTTTGACTTTGAGCGTCTGAGGGTAGAAACACTCCCCCGCCCGGGAGGCGATCTTGCTGCCGCAGCACCGGTCAACGTGCTTGGGGCTGTCATATCGAGCGGCACGGTTACCACGGTCACCACATCCGGCACGCCGCTCGCCCCAGCCACCCCGTACTTCGTGAACAGCGCAGCCTCCACAAACGGCGCTCTGGTCCTGACAGCAACGTCGGGGCTGCATGCGTTTTGGGCTACGAACACCGGAGCGACTGCTGCTTTTGTGAAGCTGTACAACAAGGCGACAGCGCCGACTGTCGGCACCGATGTGCCGGAAATGATCATCCCCGTGCCAGCGGCAGTCAGTGGCGTTCCCGGGGTTGCAAACATTTACACTGGCCACAACGCCTTTCGCTTCCCGCTCGGTCTTGGCATTGCTATAACAGGCGGCGCGGCGGATGCTGACACGACCGCAGTCGCGGCAGGTCAGGTCAAAGTCAAATTGTCGAGAACTGTATAATGGCAACATTTGAAATCATCGAGACGAACACACCCTATTACCGCATCAGGGTCGAGTTTCAGGGTAACCAGTTCGAGCAGACAATCATCAGCTCGAAGACTGGCGCAGCCCTGACCACCCAGCTTCAAGAGTACGCCGACAAATATGAGGCGGACTGGGTTGCTGCCCCGATTGAGGGTGAGGTTCTGGTGTAATGTCAGTATCCAAGGGCCCCAAGGGCGTGGCGCAGGAGATGCGCAAGTTCAAGGCGGGCAAACTTCACAGCGGGTCCAAGACCGGACCTGTCGTCAAAGATCGTAAACAGGCGATTGCAATCGCCCTTAATGAGGCTGGTATGAACAAGAAAAAGGGAATGGCCAAGGGTGGTGCCGTGAAGGGCTGCCCGATGTGCAATATGGGCAAGGGCAAGTGCACCTGCGGCAAGGGCGGTTACGCCAAGGGCGGTATGGTGAAGAAGGGTTCCTGCCGCGGTATGGGCAAGGCCACCAAGGGTGGCAAGTTCAGTGGAACCTACTAGTCGCCACAAGGCGACTGTCGAGAAGGACGGCGACGAGTATGTCGTCGTCCTGATCGAGCCTGACGGCAACCGCACGTATTACGTGAAAACGGGTGTCGATGAGGACGGTGAGGTGTACCCAATGGTTACCGGCACCCTCCAAAAAGCCAAGCGATTCGGCCTTGAGCGCAGCGCCAAGACCGTCGCTGGCGACATGTATGCCTTCTTGAATCGCGAATTCATGTATCACCCGAGCTGGATCTAATGCCCACATCTGGCACCGCAACATTCAACCCCACAATCCTGACCCTGATTGAGGAAGCCTTCGAGCGTGCGGGCACGGAGATGCGCTCGGGAAACGATGTCAGGTCGGCCCGCCGGACCATCGACATCATGATGTCGGAGTGGGCCAACCGGGGGATCAACCTCTGGACTCTGGAGAGTGCCGCCATCAATCTGGTTGCGGGCACGGGGGCGTACAACCTCCCAGCCACGACCGTGGATATTCTGGACTTCGTTATCAGGCAGGGTTCTGGTACGGGCCAGATTGACTACCAGATCGAGCGAATGGGTGTTGGTGGGTACTCGGCGATAACCAACAAGAACGTCCAGAGCCGCCCCCTTCAGGTGTATGTACAGCGGGGCCTGACGCCCTCCATCACCCTCTGGCCAATCCCTGACTCTAACAATTACTCCTTCATCTACTGGGGCCTGACGCGCATCGAAGACACGGGTGCCGCAACCAACACAATGGACATGCCGCACAGATTCATTCCGGCACTGGTTGCTGGGCTGGCATATTACACCGCCGTCAAGAAACCGGAGCTTGAGAGCAGAATCCCATTTCTGCAAGCTGAGTATGAGAAGCAGTTCCAGCTTGCCGCCGACGAAGACCGGGACCGCTCATCTTTGTGGATCATTCCACATGTCGGTAGCGTGTAATGTACGCGAAGGGCAAATACACCCTCGGTAATTGCGATAGGTGCGGCCTCCAGTACCCTATCAACGATCTGAAGTTTGAGGTTGAGAACGGGTTCATAACCAAGCGCCGGACATGCCCGGAGTGCTATGACCCAGACCACCCGCAGAACTTCATCGGGAGGCTACGGATCAATGACCCTCAGGCCATCAAGGACGCCCGCCCCGACCCCTTCCCTGAGGCATTCAGGAGCTTCTTTGGGTGGAACCCCGTAGGCAACCCGCTGAACCAAATGACCCTTGACATCGGGTCGGTAACGGTGACCACATGAATTACTCAGAGCTTGTTACGGCTATTACCCGGCACACCCAAAATGATGAAACGACATTCGTTGCTGAGATCCCGAACTTCGTCAAGATGGCGGAGAAGAGGATCTTCAACGAACTTCAGCTTCTGGTTGCGCGAAAGAACGTCACGGCTGCGACGACTGCAAGCTCGGCCTATGTCCAAACGCCTTCAGATTTCCTTGCTCCTTATTCTCTTTCCCTTGTTTCTGGCGGCACTCACAGCCCTCTCTTGGTTGTTGACGAGACCTTGATTCGGGAAGCATTCCCATCAGCGGCTGCCACCGGGGTGCCAACCCACTACGCTCTGTTCGATCACAACACAATTCTTCTTGGCCCCACACCAGACTCCTCGGCCTACACGCTGGAGCTGCATTATTTCTACTACCCACCGTCCATCGTGACTAGTAGCACTTCTTGGTTAGGTGATCAGGCTGACCACGTCCTGCTATATGGGGCGCTGCATGAGGCTTATCGCTTCATGAAGGCCGAGGAAGATGTCATCGCCCGCGTGGCAGAGACATACATGTCCGGCCTCAACGGGCTTCGCGTCCTGTCGGCTGGTCGGGATCGTGGTGATGCGTATCGTTATGGACAGTTCAGGGCTCCGGTGCAGGCATGACAAACATTCAGATGGGTCAGGTTAAGGTTCAGACCGTCACAGCCACAGAGATTACCGACGAGATCGTCGAGAGGATTTCGGAGCTTCTTGGCCCGGGCTGGAATGACAAAGCAAAGCACGATGTCTGGGTTGCCATCTTGAATGGCATCACTCGGGCCCAAAGCATCATCATGAGGTCTTAGGATGGCAATCACGCAGGGGATCTGCAACTCCTTCAAGAAGGAGCTGCTTGACGGGATCCACAACTTCAACACTGGCGGCGACACATTCAAGATAGCCCTCTACACATCCGCCGCGTCCATTGGCCCAACCACAACTCAGTACACCGCTGGTGGTGAGGTGACTGGTGCCGGGTATGCGGCTGGTGGCGCGACGTTGACTGGCCAGACCACGGCAATATCCGGCTCGACTGCGTACATAGATTTCGCTGATGCCTCTTGGCCCGGGTCCACTCTGACCGCACGCGGCGCGCTGATCTATAACTCCACCGACGCCAACAGGGCCGTGATGGTGCTAGACTTCGGGTCAGACAAGGTCTCCGTGTCCAGCACATTCACCGTCCTGTTCCCGTCCGCTGACGCAACGAACGCAATCCTCAGGCTATCCTGATGCCCGGACTCTTTGATCGGATCAAAGATACAACGACGTTCTCCGGCCTGCTGACAGTCGGCACATCCTTTGTTGTCGACAACAACCCTGCCCCGATCTACCAGACTTTCCGCAATCGCTACTCGATCAACGATGCAAACATCTCAGTTGCGATCACAAGCCAGACATCAAGCAACTGGATGGTCTGCTGGTGCACCTACACCAACGTCGATACACTGCGCGTTGACGAGATAATCTTCACCAGCAACACCTCTACCCCGGATGCGCCAGTAACATTTTCAGGCACCAGTGATGTTTTCGTCACAGCATCATCAAGAGCTGTTGCTGGGCTGCGCGAAGCAAACACCTTCACCGCTGGCAACTATTTCACATCAGCCAATGCTGGCGTTATCGGGATTGGGAACACGAGCCCTCACCGCAAGATAGACATCACTGGTGGTGGGTTCTCATTTACCGACAGCGGCGGAGCAACCGGAAGAGCCATTCATTGGGGCGACAGGGATACAGCGATTTTCCCGGTTCTCTTGTATGGCATTGCGACGGCAGCCGACACTCACCTCTCTGTAAGAATTGCGCCATTTGGCAGCACTGGGTCAGAGAAGCTGAGGATTGACTCAACCGGCAACGTCGGCATTGGGACGACGGTGCCAGCATCAAAGCTAGTTGTTTCAGCGGCGGCATATAGCACCAATCAAGACGCGGCGTACTTGGTCGCCGGGACAACTTCGTACACAGGCGCGACGACGAACTGGGGCACATATGGCTTTGCTCATAAGCTGAAGTCTACTGCTGGAGGTGTTGCTAGGGTCGCACTTGATGCCATAACGGGAAGCGGCCTGACAGAAATTTTTTGTGCCGACACGAGCGGAAATTTTGGCATCGGCACCCCTTCGCCGAACAGAAAGCTCACCGTTAGCGCTGGCGGCACAGATGCCAGAATAAGTATCATTGACTCCGACACAGCCGAGTCGGCAGCCACGTCGATTGTTGAGTTTTACGGGAGTAACGCTCGCGGTGGGTATGCCGGAATAAATGCCGGATCGCTTGTGCTCCTGAGTGAAGCAGCCTTGGCTAACGGCATCTCGCTCTCGACGAACGGCGCCGAGAGGGTGCGTATTGCTAATACTGGCAACGTCGGCATTGGCACGTCAAGCCCCGGTGAGAGGTTGAGCGTTGCCACTGGCGCGTCGGAGTTCGCGATAGAGTGGGCAGGGCCGGGTAAGTCTTGGGTTCTCGGGTCTGCCGCAGGCAGGGCCTACATCCGCAACAAGACTGACAACGTCGAAGCAATCTCAATTCAGAATGATGGCAGGGTCGGCATCGGCACGACGAGCCCCTCATCGCAATCGCAGCTTCATGTTGTGTCTGCCACGAACTTCCAGCCTCAGATCATCGCAGATCATGTAGCTGGTGCCGGAACGGGTGCGGCCTACTTCGTGCTCGACCGTGCGCGCGGTACCCCCAGTGCAAAGACTGCTGTTGTGAGTGGAGACCCGCTTGGCACCGTAATAAGTCGCGGCTATGACGGGGCTGCACTTCAAAACTCTGCGTGGCTTGCGTGGGAGGTTGACGGGGCAGTAAGCCCGGGCAACGTCCCCGGCGGCATATCCGTCTACGTCACGCCTCAAGGAGCTTCT